GTTACCTCCGAGTAAAATGCCACTAAATAAGCTAACTCGATCTGTAAGTCCTCAGTCTACTATACTACATTAAAAAACATGGCTATCAAAGGATCATCACTATTTGAAAAAGATAAGCTGATACGAACTACAGTTCAGCTTAGAACCTCTCAGCATAAAGCATTAGAAAGTCTTAGCGGACCAGGGAAATCTATATCCCACTTGGTTAGAAATGCTATTGATACTTATTTAGAACCTCTCTATGAACAGGCTCACGAGGATCAGAAAATGGACAGAATGTTAAGCGAAATGGAAAGACTAAATGAAAAACTGGATCAAAGAGAAATATCAATGAACGATATTTTTGATGATTTAAAATCTACTGCTAAATAAATGAAAAGAATAACATGGGTCGAGTGCCCAGGCTGTAAGATGTACAGCGATCAAAAGGTGATTCGTTCTGAGCGAAATTCAAAATTTATAACAATTCGTAGAAGGCTTTGTTATGAGTGTGGACACAAATGGTTTACGATCCAGTATCCAGAAATGATAGTGCCTGACATACAGGCTCGTTATGCTTCTCGTGAGTGATGTTTGTTTATTATTTTTCTATATTTCCAGTGCATATGAAGTTGCTCTAACCACCATCTAACTTTGTAGATTCCTGTAGTTTTTCTTGTTGGTGTTTTCATTACGGCTAATGTTGCTTCTAGTTCTATTACTCTCATCATTGCTTTAGATAAAACCGCTTCAGCCCTGGCATGATTTTTCATCATGTCTATACAAAAGGCTTTTATTCTATCTACATCATCACAGGCCATTATTTCCCTACATCGAAGTTCTATCATTAGTTCTGCTTCGGGAGGTAGTTCCGTATGGATCATTTTCATAAACCCGTCATCTTTCATATCATTGAAGAGAGGTGGTGGAGCCTGGAAACATTCTGGCTTCGATAAAAGCTACTGCTTGATCGTCTATTGTATTGTCTGTTTGTTTAGCTATAGCTTTTAACAAATCCACAATTAATCTCTTCATTGCTTTGGATTTGATAAAGACAAGGAGAATAGGTTTAAAGATTTTTACCATCGTTTTTACTGTGTTACTTCCCAAACATAGCTCCTTTGCTAGTATTAGACAAGAATCTTAACTTTTATGGCTGAAGAAAAGGAAGAAAAAGAAGGCATCGAATGGGGCGAGATTTTTGGTCATGCTATTAGATTTTTGATTTTGACTTGGAGTTTATCAATGATGACTCTCGGATACATGGGTAAGGTAAGAATTGATGGAGCGTTCACTGCTGGCCTAGTTTCGGGGGTGCTCGGTTCATACGGGATTTCAGTAGGAAACAAGAAAAGTGGCACAGGTAACAACAATGGTCCTAAAATAATAGATAATAGTAAAAACAAAGTAGGTATTAAATGAAAAGATTACTTCCCTTTTTATTTATAGTGTCCGCACCAGCTTATGCAGACATCACGCATAGTATTCAATCAGTAGCAAGTGTATCTACATTAGGTGCAAGTGCCACTTCAGAACGTATTGGATCGTCTATCAGCGTATCTGGTACAAACGTCACTCCAAAGGCTAATACAGTCGCAGGTCAGATAGGTTCTCTTGATTTAGCTGATGCTGGTATTACTAATGGTGTTCCAACTGTTGATTACGATACTAGCTTCAATGTTGTAAACACAGGAGATGCTTTTTCTGTGAGCGAGACATTTTTACAAGGAGACAGTACAAGTACTACAGCAGCGACAGTTACAAATGGTGTAAGTGCCTTGCCTCTTTTAGGATCATATACGGTGGTATCTGGTGGTGATCCTGGTTCTGTAGCCATTACATTAGATAGCGGACAAGCACTGACTGTTAATCTAGCGGACATGGGTGCTGGTACTACTGCAACACTTCAGTCAACTATTACTCTTGGCCTTGATTAATGAAATGGTTTTTATGCCTGTTTCTTACGATACCTAGTGCCTATGCTGGAAGTATTACACCAAGGTTCACAACAGGTCAAATGGAATCTACCAGTCGTACTGTGTCACAGATTCAAGAAACCATTGTTACTGAAAACTATCGAACAGGTTTCAGTTACAGTGTTCAAGGACATAATATTAAAACAGACTCATATATTTCACCCGATGCGACATATACAACAAGTCAAAATACAGGGAATGGAGCAGTTAATTTTAAATGGGTAACGCCAGAATTAACAAGCAAGCCTCAGTGGACCATAGTGACAGAAGGATCAGATTTCAGTCTGGTCGAGAATTTTCTCGCTCCAGGGTTGGATGCGGTATCGGTTATAAACAGAACTCAAACTATAGAAACCCAAAGCACCTCTTTAAGTATCTTTTCCCAATAGGTTTACTTTTTACAAGTCCTATTTATGCTAGTAATACAATAAGTTCGCCTTCCGCTTCATCATCTGGAACGGTTATTAACAATGGCTATCAGACAATAAATGGAAGTTTTCCTACTCATAGATTTTCAAACGGAATACAATGTCAACTCCCCACTTTGGCTATTACTCCCTTTGTCACTAAAGGAGAAAATTTTTCCCTTCCAAGAAGTACAGTCTCTCGAACCAATATTTATGACACTGCAAAAGACAGTGATACAGGCCAGTTGCTTAATCCTGGGAACATTTTATATGTTGCAGAACAGGAACGATTAGATCAAACAGTATATAACCTTAATTATGGAATCACTGCTAGTTTTCAAATACCTTTAGGCAAAAACTTTAACAAGGAATGTTTACAGGCTGCTCAAACATATAGAAAGTATCAGGAGTTTATGCTTGATGCTAAAAAGCTTGAAGTCAATCTCAATCGTCTTAAAATATGTGCTGAGCAACTAAAACTTGGTGTTAAATATGTAGGAGAAGATGCTGTTAGCTGTAGAAATGTTGTACTAACCACCGTTCCAAATCAAGTTATCCCACACAGTCACAAATTAAAATAGACAAGCTACGGGTATCCACTTGTCTAAAAAAGCAACTGCCGACATCTAAATTAATAGATACACGCTCTAATTTTCAACAGGTCACTATGCCTGTGACAGATGCTTATGTACTATTCTACATCTTTTTTCTTCTTTGTAAGCTTTTTTATAATATTTTTTACTAAGGGTTTGACAAGATTAAGCAGTAATGGAGTAGTGGCAGCAACGCTAGCAATGAGAGCAGTGCTAACAAGCTGTGGAGGATTCGGTATGTATTGGTCCTTGAAGGGTACGTCTTCATAAAGAGTGATACATTCAATCCCATCTTCTCCTCTTTTATAACCAGAAACACGCTCTAGACGTTTTTCGTTAACAAATGAACCAATTCTTAAATCTTTTTTACCAGGACAAGGAGGAATTTCTATCGGCTTCTTTTCTTCTTTTGGAGGTGTAATAACAGGTTTATATTCTGGTTGTTGTGGAGATTGTCTAGGAACCACTGTTTTAATAATTTTCTGTGGGTCGTATTCTATAGGATTAAACGAAGGCATTTCTCCTTCTGGGCAAGTTATATATGCTTTTCTGTCGTTATATAAAATACTGGGATTATTAGTTATTTCTAAATCTCTGTGGTATAAATTACAACCTGGAATAATTCCTGTTAAAACGTGTTCTGCTATAAAAGGTGTTTCTGGTATATCTACTTCAGGAATTTTTATATCTGGAACTTTAATCGTAGGCATCTCGTTTCTTTAAAACTTCAACTTCTGAATAACACCTAGGACAATTTAAATTAGTTCGCACAGAAAACTCAGGGTATAAGTTTCCCATAGATTCATCAATATCTATATCGCCACTTAAGACAAGTTCAGCATCGCACCAAAAACAGTTCATTTGATTATCGGCATAGATGGACCTGTCATTTTAGGTAAACCATTATCTAATATTTTTGGCATCATGCCCTGTACATTACCAAGAATTTCATTCATAACCTTAGACTTAAAATTTTCTGAAGTTACATACTTGTAACCAAAGTACGCTCCACCACTCATGGAAGCTACCATTACAAATGAGATGATACTCAAAACATTAGCAATTTTTTGAAACATGATTAAATTTGCAATATTAAAAGCACTATCTTTTTCAAGTGTGCTTGTTTTATTACTTATTGTAGCTTTGTCACCTCTATACGTCACCATGAGTCTTATGACAAGACAGATGACAACTCAAACTAAGTAACTGATTTGTTTCTGTGATAATTTGTTTTACAGGCATTGCAACAATATTTTCTTCTCTGTTCCATCGTTGTAAACTCTTTACCGCAATATTTACATTCTTTTCTTAGAGCATTTATGTATTCCATTCAGAACTTCCTGTTTTTATAGATAAAGCACTTATTTCTTGCCAGGTTGTGCTTCCTGTTTTTATGTAGATATTGCTTGCCTGTGACCAAGTACTAGAACCTGTTTTTATGTAAATAACATTAGTAGGATCAGGAGTTGCACCCGTTCCAGAAGGTTGTGCTATTTGAGGTAATGACCAGCCAACAATATCTAACTTTAAACTCTGAACATTACTACCTGCATCTACATTTGCTTGTGGAAGCGACCAACCTACATAGTCGAGAGATAATACTTGTGCTGCGGTTGGTAATGACATTATTCACCTAAAATCTCTATAGCTTCAGCTTGTTTCTCTTCAATTTCTTTTTGCTGTTTTGCATATTCAATTTCTCTATTGACTTCTTGTTCAACTAAATTATTCAGAGTTTCTTGAGTTTGTTCTTCAGTGAAAATAAAACTATAGTTTTTTGTATCTGAATATTTCAGCACATAAAGAATTTCATCTCCATGTAAATTTTGTTTTAAAAGAATTTCATAAGACATAATTTAAGTTGCTTGAGTTACTCCTAAATCATCGAAATAAACATTAGAATTACCGTCATAAGCTTCAATAACAATATCTACATAACCAGAAGCAGAAGGGTTAAAGGTTAGAGACAACTGTTCCCAACTATTTGTACTACCGCTAGAAGTTGTGGTTACATCGCTTGTAAGACCTATCAAGTTGTTTGCTTTAATTCTAAGTCTTCCATAAGCACTAGAGCTTGTTCTATAGACATAAGCAGTCACTGTAACAGTTTTATTACCACCATTAACAGCTATAGTGCCTAATTCTAAAGCTAAAGGTTCTGTAGTTGTTGCAGCCGAAGAATTAGTTGTAGTGAATTTCCAGGAGTAACCAGAAGCAGTATTTCTAATTGATGTTTCTGGATAAATTAAACCATTATAGTAAAAATTTTCAAATGCACCAGTTGATCCCCCTGCGTCACGCTTATGCCACGAACCTTTTGTTAAAGATACTTTATTACTTGCGTAAGTTCCTGTAATACTATCGTTCTTACTAAATAAAGCCCCATCTTCTACTTTTAATCTTTTATTAACAACGGTAATACTTTCTAGAAAAGTTAAGTCTTGCCCTTCTCTAACTTCAACTGAATCATCTGAATAATTATACTTAACACCAATTTGATCGCCACTATCACTAAAATTATTTATAGTGTAATTATTTCCACCATATAATCTAAGTGGTTGAGCTACATTATACAAAGTAAGATTATTTATATAAAGTATAGGTTTTTTCATACTATAGTGAAATACGTGTTGACCAGAGGTAAGTTTCAAATCATCAACAATAAACCTATCTCCATTGATTTGAAAATAAAAACCATAGCCATTATAAGAAGTTCCGAAAACGTGTAATTTGTTAAATACTAAATTACTATATTGACTACTTCCCCAGGAAGAACCAGCACCACTATATACCAAAAATAATTCAAAATTGTCTTTATCAGCTATTGTTGCATCCGATCCACTGCTATTAAGAAATTGATTGTAGTAATTATTAAAAGCATAACTACCCATTCCTAAACCATAAAAAACAACTTTAAATTTGTAAAAACTAGATTGATAACCATATAAATTAGAGCTTCCAGTATTACCAGAAAAGATTAAATCATCAAATTCACTGTGAGTACATCTGAAACGAGAATTACCTTCTTGAGGATTCATTATCCCAAACTTACTTATGTTGATATATGAATTACTACTATTTATTTGAAATCTTTGATTTCTGTCAAAATTAATTATTGAATGATTTAAAGATTGAGAACTGTAATCACTATTCCAACCCCCTGAAATAGTAATGGGACTTCCAGAAGATCCGTTCATAGTATTAGATGCTATTTCAAATAATGTTGATGAACTATTATTTAAATTAGAATCAGATGCAAGTATAGCTTCTCTTTTATAAATATTTGCACTACTGTAATTTTGAGCAAAACCAGCAACTCTACCAGCACTTTGATAACCTGTTGGTTCATTATTCATTCTTCCTGTCCAACATTCAATTCTAGTCTTTCCATCAGGCAAGTCTCTTATACTTTTTATTGTTCTCCAAAAAGGATCGGCTGTTGTATTAAATCCTATTAATGAATTATGAGTAATACTGTCATTAGCAGAACTAGCTTTACAGGCAATAATATTTGATATGTGCATTGTTCTTGCTCCATTATCAGTATCAACATATAAAGCGACTGAATTTATATTGCCACTACTATTAAGTGCTTGACCAAAATCCTTAACAACAGCTTTCCATCTCCAGGTTCCTGACTTACTTTGATAAGACGTATTTATTGGAATTGTTTTTACACTTCCTGTTCCATCTGAACCAGTGCATAGTCTTAAAGATATTCCATCTGTATAAGTTCCTGATGATTGACAAACGTAAAATGATATTTGTTGATATGTGCTGGAGGTTAATGATGTTATTGGATAATATGCTGCAAGTCCAGTTCCATGATTAGCACTTATTACAATTTGATCGCTAGATGTATGTTCAAAGTTGCGATGCGTACTTGACCATTCTGGACTTGTATTAGAATCAAGAGTTGCAGTGACATCAGAAGCAGCAGTCCAGGAATTAGTTCTAGGCCCAGTAGATGCTAAAGCTTTAACAGGAGTAGAGTCTAAATACAATACTTTACCGCTTGCATCCCAGAAACTACCAGTAGAACCAGATCCTGTACCAGATCCCGTTCCTTGAAATTCCTCTATTTTATATGTATTACCTGAAACATTAGCTCCTACTCTCCACAACCCATTAAAATTACCTTTATCTTGACTATTACCCTCAATCTCCATAGTACGACCCGTCATATTTCCATAGGTGCTATGAAATTCAGCAGTCGTTTCACCAGCCGTAGTTGAATAAGTAAGGGTAGGAAAACTTGAACTTGCATACCACATAGAGTGTCCGTAAGCAGAATACGCAGTTGCAGTCCCTAATAATGTTGGGTTTGGAGATCCTTTAATTTTAATAGTATCGCCAGCAGCTACATTATTAGATCCATTTATCGCAGCAAAATAACCAGCAGGTGAACTTGTTGTAGAACCATCACCTGTTCCAGATTCAAAATCAACGTACCAAGTTGCCACTAATACTTAACCCATAAATCGCCAACATCACCATCACTTCCGCTAGGTGCAGATGTGGATGCGTGTATCTTTCTCATTCCAGCAGTGGCTACAGCCGTTGAATTGGCTATTACAGTTCCAGTTCCACTAATATTATTGCTTTGCATATCTAAGTTTCCACCTAATTGGGGCGTTGTATCTTCAACTAAATTACTTATTCCGCTTCCGCCTCCGCCACCTCCAGTTTGATCTGCAACCCAGGCGTAATCTGAACCGTTCCAGCTAAGAATTTGACCAGAAGAAGCACTGCTGACGTTTAAATGCGAATCTACACTAGAGTTTGTATATGCTGTTGTTTGTGCAACCCAACTTGTACCACCTGATCCATTTGATTGTAAAACCTGTCCATTCGACCCATATCCTGACGGAAGAGTAAAACTAAGATTACCAGAAAAATCAGCATGGGCTGGTGCTTTTATGCCAGCATAATGAGCATTATTA